AGCTTGTGAAAACTGGCCCAGCAGGTTCAACGGCCCCTCCAGAAGGAGTCCTGCTGGGCCCAATAGCCTGCCTCAGGGTGGACGGCTAGCTCCACCTCAGGTTGCCCTGACGGGTCAGCCTGTGGCTGCTCAGGGTAGAGCTTACATACCCTGGTTGACCGCTCGGGCTGTGGCAAGGATGCCACTAGCGAAGAGCGATGCAGTGGGACCACCCAGGGCCGCAATCATGGGCATGGCTAGGGGTCCGTACTTGGTTGCGCCGGCAGCAACAGTCTTAACGACACGGCGAAGGCCTCGAATGATCTCGAGAACATGAACAGGGTTGCTGTAAACGTTGTTCATTTCCCGGACAGCCAACAAGGCTGCGGTGTAGGAGGCCGGGGTGGCGCGGGGAGCGCAAGTAGTGCGCCACACATCGGTCGTCTCGAACTCAAGCCCTTGGCACACGGTCCACTGGCCGGCGCGTCCACCGGAGTCTGGAACATCCAGAAGCATCGCGATGTAGTCGCCGGTACCAAACAACGGCCAGAAACAGTCATACATGACGCCATCTTCGATACGCGCCCAATCTTTGTAGTCAAAAGCCCGTTCACTTTCGGGCTTGAGAAAGATGTAGCAACCGTCGATGGCGTCCATGACCTGTGCATTGGCGATGGAACCGAGGCCCTCCAGGCCCTGAGGAGCGAGACCGGTCCAGGCACGCCCGGCCCCCGGAACCTGTGCCGCAGCGATGCGTCCATTGCGGAATGCTGCGGGGCAAGTGTTGGTCATGAGGAGGCTGACGGCCAGAACCCGCACGCGATCTAGGGCGGGGAGGTTGATGTTGAGGTCGGGACAACAGCGGTGTGCATAAGTCCCCGCTGAAGCATTGCCCACGAAGCGGAACCCAGCCGAGGTGAGGGTGAGCGCGCCAACGCTCGCGGCGTGGGGGCGGAGTGCGATGGCTACGTAGCCCTCAACGACAACGTGGAGAACCTGAGTGCCCGGGCTCGCTTGATCAGTGAGGGGGGCCGTGTCGACTTCCTGTTCAAAACCATCCTTGTTGACGTAGAACACGACGTCAGTGTTTTGAACGAAGCTGTACGACACGCTGATGGTGCTGCCCGACTCGATCCAGAAGAATCGGTGGTCACCCGCCTCATTGATATTGTTGCCATTGGTGCTGCCCGCGAACCACATTGTAGAGTGCGGTTCGTAGTCAGAGTTGGCACTAATCATGTAGGGGGTCTTGACAGGCACCTCAGTTACACTCGAGTACGACACGTTGAGCGTGGGTGGCTCAAGGCTGGAGTCGTGGGTTGAGACAGCCGGTGGGATCTGGTATGCATCATAGACAGATGACTGGCCGCCGATGTTGGCATCCCAAGTAATGCTCGCGCAATAAGGATTGCGGAATGCTGCGCCGAACATAATGTTGTTCGGCAGGTCTGCGCGCAAGCGCATGTCAGATGGCTCATAGAGCTTTTTGGTCTGACCCGGGCGACGCGGGCGGCTGTTGAGGACATCAGCAGCGGCCACAAGCTTACGCTGATGACGTTCAGCGAGTTGCTTTTTGGTCATGATCGGACTGGTTGCGTCCCAAGCGACCTCAAAACGTTCCCAGGGACTGGCGATTGCAGTGGGCACATTGCCATAGATATCAGCATACCGTTCAGCGGGCTGATTCATTGGCAACATGAGGCTAGCGGCAATCGGGTCTACTGCCAATTCGCGTTTAGGGGTCTTGGGCTGGGCGGGCGTTGGGGCACGCTTGGGCAAGGCCGGTGCCTTCGGTGGAACAGTTTGTACGACGACAGTGGTGGCGGGCGGTTGCGGGGCACGCGGAGCCTGAGCAGCCCGTGCGGGCCGAGGAGGTAACGGCGGGCGCCCGGTACGCATGTTGCGTTGAACTTTGGCCAGATCTGCCAGTGCGTGTTCACGAAGGGTGGCGTTGGTGGTCCGAGCATTGCGGCGGCGGGTGGACATGGTGACGGCGGCGCGGAAGGTGGGAGTTAATCTAACTGGGCCTCCTAATGCGCCGGTTGCCAAGCCGTTTTCGTTGTTGGGAGTAGCGCATAGATCCTGCGCGACCCCACAGACAGCGTGGGCGACGCGGAGCAAGTTGCCGGCTGGGTGTGTGGCCCGGTAGGCGGTGCTGAAATTCTCCATGAACCAATGCAGATGACGCATGAAGACCGTTGCTGTGGGCGTAGGTGGGAAGATAAAGCGACAAATTGGCGCAACGACACGATCAATGAGCACGGACCAGCTAAACAAGTTGAGGTAGTGGAATGTGAGGTGGTCGCCAGCAATTCGGCTAGCACCAGGCATCCACCGCCAAAGAGCGTGGTAGCTGAGGTTCGAAAACTCACGGAAAATCGTGAAGTTGAAAAGTTGGAAGGAGAAACGACCCCAGCGCTCAGCGTAAGGTAGCACGGGGCGCAGGGTCCAATCTTCCAAAGTCGCCAAGGCCCATGAGCCAATGGATGCGGTGGCCTGCAATGATAGCATGAAGCCGGACACCAAGAGTTGAAGACTTCCGTCGAGGAGGTAAACCACAGGCTTGGCAAGAAGATTTGCCAGCCAGGGGAAGTCAAGAACGGAGTCCACAACATACAATTGACTTTGTCCAGGCAGCCAACGGGATCCAAAGATGGCGAGGGCCGTCGTCACATTTATGGGCACAAACAGCAACAGGTTGTGGTCCACGGATGCGGCCAAATTCCACGTGTAATGGGTTGCCAAGGCGGCAGTCATGTCTAGGTTGACAGTGCCAAAGTGCATGAGTGCCGTTGGTGCATAAGACCGTAAACCAGAGGGGCCGGAAATGATATAATGACCCAAGGCTTCAACCGCCACCAGAGCGGCGGCGAATGGGTAGCCCCACACTGCTTTGCCAATCTCCTCAAACAAAGGGCTGATCCACTCAAGCACAAAGCCGAGTCCACGAAGGACGCTGCCGGTGTGCAAGATGTATTCGCGCCCAGGCTTGAGGGGGCAGTCAACCTCGACAAGGCGTCGGAGGACGGGATGGTCCAACAACATAGTGGGTTGAGTGTAGTGGAGGCGGAGCCAAGTTTCACAATTATCCAGGTCCGTCTTGGATAGGTTGTAGCGTTCCCAAAAATATACGTAGGTGGCGCGGGTTGCACGGCCCATGGTTGCGACGTGGGGGCGGTCTTCACCAGCCAAAGGGCGCGCCTTGAGGTGCTGAGTCAATTCAATGACGCGCTCAACGAGGGTGCGTATGACAGGGACGTGTTTAGTGTCACAGTAATAGCCCAGAGCGACGCCACGCAACCAACGGTAGGCCGCGAGGTCGTGTGGGAAGGGTCGGACACAAACAAAGCCCTTAGCCAAAATGCGCCCGGGTTTCGGGGTGAGGATGGTGCCCACGTCACTGGGCACAAACAAAGCCGAGCAAAACTCAAGCTGGGGCAATTCACACTGTTGCAAATCCAAGTCAAAGCCTGCATGTTGAGCTTCTTCAAGAATGGTTTGGTATGCAATGGCAGCGATGTCCTTGTGGTAGAGAAGGGCACCGTCGTCACCGTTGCCAGCTGTGAAGCACATGGGCCGGTCGGTGCTATTTCGAGTCAAGCCCAAACGGCGATGCGCGACAAGTTCAGGTGCGGCGATGAGGTTTCCATTACCAGTGCTGGTCTGGGGATGCCCAGAACCACGCACCGGTGCGCAACGGACATAGATGCCATGCTTGGTGTAGGCAGTCACCGGGCGTGAGGCCATTTGAGCAAAAGTGCGAAGTCGAGTGCCCGTCGCGCCATAGGCACGGAAGTTTGGCACCTCGAATTCAGTCTGCGCCTCGTAACCCACGGAGTGATCAAAACGGTTGGCGTCGCGCTTGGCGGCCCGAACGTTGTGTGGGCCACCAAGTGCGTGGATCGCTTGATCATACCAGTGGCCAATGTCATTGGCGTTGTGGCCTGGTGTGGTGACATAAGGCGGAGGGATGGCCTCAGTTGGTGATTGCCACAGAATCTTCTTGAAGTGCATGGAGTAGGGCACGACCCAAGTGCCCTGTTTGACTTGGAAAATCTTGCTAGTGTTGGTGATGCCACGGGGGTCGGCAACGCCGAGACCATAGCCAGCGGCCACCACCGGCCAGTGTTCACGCTTAACGAAGATTTGGGTGCGGAACAGGGCGCGCGGTGGGACGGCATAACCCCGGTAGTAGTCGTGGACTTTCTCGAATGCAGCGCGCTTGGTCTTTGGGAAACGACGCAGCCACCGTTGGAATTGCATTGGGCGGATGGTCGGTGGTTTCTGTGTGAGACCGTGCGCGACACGTCGAGCTCGAGCGTAGTCCTCAAAGATCGGTCGTGCAATTGTAGACCACCAGTTGGGTTCGACTTCATTCTGCGGGAAAGTGATGCGGTTGCGCACGGCAACCATCTCATTGTGAATACAACCGCGGAAGTTGTAACTGGCGAAATTCTTGATGCGTGGACCGACCAAGACAGTACCAGCATGGGGGTGGCATGGGACGGCGCGGTCTGGCCACTCAGCTTGTGCGGCCGGCAGGGTGACACCAAGATGGTCGAGTCGCACAGCGTCAGCCAGGGGCTTCAACTTGGCAAAATCCCCGAGACAGACATCAGCATAGGTCTGAGGTGCATCGAAAGGCACCGTTTTAACAGGCCGACTGGAAACGAAATCGAGGATGCCAGTGAGCAAGGCCCCGCGAAGCGGGCCATAGAGGGCGGCACCATAACCCGCACACACGGCTGCGCCGACAGGTGCGCGCAAGGCCGGGGGGGTTTTGGCAATGACGGCAACGCCAAATCCTGCAAGGAAAAGGCGCATGGCCCAGAGCAGGCGTCGGCTTCCATAATCACCATTGAGCAAACGTTTGTGCACATTAAACAAGGTT